CTGGTTTATGGACATTCGCGCCACTCACAACGAGCCCAACAATGTCGCAATCAGTCGCTAAGCCGTTTCGCGCCGAGGATTCATCGGGCGGACCACTGGAAACCGAGTTCATCCTTGAGCGCCTGATCGGTCGCGCCTACACCATCACCTTGGTCAAAGTGGGCGAAGTGCAGCCAGGCGGCACTGGCCCGGTCGGCTTTCTGTCGGCGACCGACCTGGTCCAGCAAATGGACGGCAACAACCAGGGCATCCCCAACGTACCGATGGAAAACCTGCCCTACTTCCGCCTGCAAGGCGGCACTAACGCGATCATCATGGACCCGAAGCCGGGCGACATTGGCCTGGCCGCGTTTGCCCGTCGCGACATCACCGTCACCAAGCAAAACAAGACCGAGGGCCCTCCCCCCAGCCTGCGCACGCATGACGTGTCGGATGGCCTATACTTGGGCGGCCTGCTGAATGGCGCACCGTCGCAGTGGATTCAGTTCCTCGACAGCGGCATCCACATCAAGTCAACGTCCGCCATGACCATCGACGCAACCCTTCTTCAGGTGAACTGTCCGATCACTTCGACCGGCGACATCACCGACCACGCCAGCAGCATGCAAGTGATGCGCGAGCAGTACAACGCGCACATCGGACACACCCCTACTGGCGGCACAACGCCGAGCGTGCCAATGGAATGAATACCTTATTTCTTCTGCCTTCGTCTTGGGATCTGGCGCTTGATTCTTCTGGTAACATTGCCGTGGCCAGCGACATCTATCAGCAAGCTCAGGATATTTCCAGCGCCTGCCGAGCCTTCTCGCGTGACGTGTATTACGATCAGGCGGCCGGAATCCCCTATTTCGAAAACGTATTGGGGCAGTTTGGCTTCCCGCTGTCGCTGTACAAGATGCATCTGGAAGAGGCGGCCAAGTCCGTCACCGGCGTGGTATCGGCCAGCGCACAACTACAATTGACCGGGCGCGTGGCCAGTGGCGCTATCCTGTTCACCAACGAAGACAACCAGACCGGGCAAATACAACTATGATTCCAGTCATCGAGATCACCGACATCGGCCTGGTCGCCCCAACGCGAGAGGCGATCACGGTCGGACTGTGGGAGATTATGCGCGGAGCGTTCGGCGAGGATCTGAACGAAGACGCACGCACGCCACAGGGCCAGCTGGTCACGTCGCTGACGGCAGCCATCGACAGCCAGAACAGCGCCATGATCGCCCTCGGCAACAACTTCGATCCGCGCTATGCCATCGGCCAGTTTCAGGAGGCGCTGGGAGCCGTCTACTTCCTGACGCGAAAGCTCGCCACGCGGTCCATTGCCATGCTGGACTTTATCGGCATTGGCGGAACGGTCATTCCTGAGGGCTTCCTGATCATTGATGAGGCTGGTTTTGAGTGGGAAGTTGCCTCGGCCTCAGCCGTTGGCGCCGGCCTGGTGGCTGCTCTGTGCACAACTTCAGGCCCTATTCAGGCTGCGCCTTTGACCATCGCCACCTTCAAGGAAACCATCGACGGCCTAGACCGCGTCGAAAACCCGGACGCCGCCGCGGCAGGTTCTAATCAGGAGTCCCGTTCGAACTTTGAGACTCGCCGTTACGAGTCGGTCGCGGCCAACAGCAAGAACATGAACGCTTCGGTGCGCGGCGCCGTGGGCAACCTGGCCGGCGTCATCGATGTGTTTGTGGCGGACAACCCCACTGACGCATCGATCATCATCGGCGAGACGGATTATCCGATGATCCGCAACAGCCTGCTGGTGTCGGTGGTGGGCGGCGATGATCAACAGCTTGCCGAGATGATCCTGATCAAAGGCGGTACCGGCTGTTCATTCATGGGCAACACGTCGATTCTCTGGAAGGACGAGGCCAGCGGGGGCGCGCTGCCTCCTGAATACATCGTCAAGCTTGAGCGCCCCGATCACGTCACTGTTTCGTTGCGCCTGACCGTCGTTGACCCATCGGTCATCTCATACGCCAACTCACAAGCCGCCAAGGCGCAGATCGTGTCCGACTTCCAGTCCGGCGAATACCGCGCCAGGATCGGCGGCCTGGTTGTGGGGGCGAACTACATGCTGAATCTGGACAGCGCATTGCTGCGCCCGGTCAAGCTGGAGCTGTCCACTGATGGCGTGGTGTGGGAAGAGTTCATGCGCTTCGGCGTGGATCAGTACCCGACGACGTCGACCGCTAACGTCACACTGGTGGGCATATGATCGAAAAAACGATTATGAGCCAGTACGCCAACAGCCCGAGGCTGATGAGCATCATTTCAGGGTTGTGGGTGGCGATTGATCCCGCCAAGTTCACCAGTGATTTTTATCGTCTGGTGATGGATATCCCAAACGCCAACAGCTACGGCTTGGACATCTGGGGCCGGATTGTCGGCATCGGTCGCACGGTAACGTTCGTTAACCCGGCCGGCGAGTACTTCGGCTTCGAGGATGGCTTCTATCCGTTCAACGAACGCCCATTCAGCGCCCCAGGCAGCGGGACCGATACGTGGGAACTGACCAACGATGCGTACCGAGAACTGATCCTACTGAAAGCTCTGTCCAACATCGTTTATGCCTCCGCGCCGAACATCAACGCGCTGATGCGGGCCATGTTCGACAAGCCGTGCTACTGCTTGATTACCGGGCATATGCAGATGCGGTACGTGTTTGAATTCGATCTTTCGCCTTACCAGCATCACCTAGTGTACGAAACCGACATTCTTCCTCGCCCATGCGGCGTGGACATCAGCATTATCATAAGCGCCGACCCAACTGGAATTTTCGGTTTTTATGGATCGGGTTTCCAGCCATTCGGCCAAGGAGTTTTCTACGATGCAACCTGATTTGATCCTGACCCCATTCGGAAAAAATGCCACGCCGGGGACTATCGACCCTATTCCAGAGACTAGCGGCCCCGGCGACGATCCGCAGCAGGCTACGTGGAATGAAGGATTCCCACTGGTAACTATGACCCCGCTGGCGGCAGGCGGAATCCCTCCGAAAGGACAAGACTTCAATGGAGTGCTGAAGGCCATCAGCGAACATACTGTGTTCACTGGTCGCGGTGGTCAATACAAGTGGTCTTCTGCATACGTTACAGCCAGTGGCGGCTACTCGATTGGTGACGTTATCCAAGCCGATGACGGGCTGAACTCCTATGTCAGCCTGGTCAACACCAACACGGCCAACTTCAACACTACGCCAGCATCCATTGGCGTTAGCTGGGCGCTTTATGCTGGTCGCAAGACACAAGATCAGGCGACCGAAACCTTGTCCGGTATCGCGGAAATCGCCACACAAGCCGAAGTCACGACCGGCGCCGATGATGCCCGGTTCATCACTCCAGCAAAACTGCGAGGCGCTCAGGCAACTCAAGCCGAGGCCGAGGCCGGCACCGACAACACCAAGCTGATGACGCCTTTGCGCACGCGACAGCTTGTCAATAAGGCGGTATCAGGAATTGTCGGTGGTGCGCGCAACCTGAAAATGCTGATTGCTGCCGCCTCAGCAAGCGCAACACTTACAGCCGATGAAATCATCGTAGAGACATCGCTAGGCGGCACGCGCTATTGCCTGCCTGGCTTTAACAAGACGATCAACTTGGCCTCGGTCGGCGCAGGCGGCATGGATGTCGGCGCCGCCCCAGCTAGCGGATGGGTTGCAATCTATGCAATCTACAACCCGACCACTGGCGTTTCGGCGCTTTTGGCAACGAACGCGACATCCGCCGTTGCGCCAGAAATCTACGGCGGCGCCAACATGCCAGCCGGTTACACTGCTTCGGCGCTGGTCAGCGTTTGGGGTATCACCGCTGGTGGTCTGTTGCAAATCGGAAAGCAATTCGGGCGTGACTTATCCGTCGCTCTTACGACCGTGCTGAACATAACAAGCACACAGGCAGGTTTTACTTCGGTAAACATAAGCGCTGGAGCGCCACCAAACGCAAAAACGGTGTCCGTTTTGATGAACTCATCGTCCAGCGTTAGTACATCGCTGAGTATGTTTGCATCACCTGACGGGGTTACAGACGCTCAACAGCTCCTGTCTACCAATACGACTCAGTCAGTAGGCATTTTCCGTGATGTTAAAGTGATCACGCCGCAAATAATCTTTACCCGATTCAACGCTTCTGGAACGGTGACTCTTTTGGTCAACATTGCCCAATACAGTATTTGAGGAGCTAAGCCATGTCGATTGTTTACGTTAGATTTACAGACGAGACGCACACCGCAATCAATGGGGTGTTCGGCTCTCCACAAGATCCCGAGTACTGGGATAACTTAGGGGAGTTGGAGGACGATGACCCAAGATACCTAGCCTATATGAACCCACCTCCTGATTATCTTTCGATCAATAGCGCTGCCCTGCTCCAGGCAACTCAGCTAGCTGTCGCACAAAAGACGGCCCTCACTAATCGGATCAGCACGCTGAACGATGCGATTGAATTGGAGATGGCTACACCGGAGGAAGTGGCCGAGCTTCCTGTGAGAACGCTTCAGCTCAAGCAGTGGAAAACCTACGCCATCCTTCTCGGTCGAGTTACGACACAGTCAGGCTGGTACACGGTAGTGGAGTGGCCAGCCCAGCCAGCCGAAGGCATGGACCTTACGGTTTCAGCCGTTTCACCCGAAACCGTTTAGCTAATCAAACCTGTAAGCCGGTCGTACATTCGACCGGCAGTCTGGGGAATGCATTTATGCCAATCACCGCACAGCAACTGCTACAGATCCTCCCTGGTGCCGGAAATCAGGCAGGAGTATTCGCCTCGGAGCTCACGCTTGCCATGGACAAATACCAGATCAACACGCGGCTTCGCATGGCTGCTTTCATCGCCCAAGTCGGCCATGAGTCCGGCCAGTTTCGGTACGTGAAGGAGTTGGGCGGCGACCAGTACCTGAGCAAGTACGACACCGGCACTCTGGCCAAACGCCTTGGCAATACGCCCGAGGCTGATGGCGACGGCCAGAAGTACCGAGGTCGCGGCCTGATTCAGATCACCGGGCGCGACAACTACCTGGCGTGTAGCAAGGCCCTGTTCGGGGATAACCGTCTCCTGAGTACGCCTGAGCTTCTGGAGCAAGCCGAGTGGGCCTGCAAGTCGGCGGCGTGGTTCTGGAATTCGCGCAACCTGAATGCGCTGGCGGATTCGGGCGACGTAATTGGCATCACGCGTCGCATCAATGGCGGCACCAACGGGCTGGCCGAGCGCCAAGAGTTCTACAGCGCCGCGCTGAAGGTGCTGGCGTGATCTGGGGTAAGGCGCTTGAGGTTGCGGCTGTTGTCGTCCTTGTGGGCGCCGTGCTGTTCACCGTCTACGACTACGGGCGCTCGACCGAGAATACCGAGTGGCAAGCGCGCTGGTCTGCGCGCGACGCCGCCGACAGCCAAGCGCTGGCCGCCACCGAGGCGTCCGAACGAGCCAAGGAACAATCCCGCCAGCAATCCATCAACAAGGTGATCCAAGATGGTCAGAAATCCATTGATTCCGCGACTGCTGATGCTGCCGCTGCTCGCACTACTGCTGACAGCTTGCGCGGGGAAGTCGATAGAGTCGCCAGCCGTGCCGCAAGTTCGGCCGGCAGCCATTCCTGCACTACCGCAGCAAGCCAGGCAGCAAGCCGCGCCGTCTTGGTGCTTGCCGAGCTGCTCAAGCGCGCTGACGAAAGATCGGGAAGTCTGGCGAGCCATGCTGATGAAAGCCGAATCAGGGGACTGAACTGCGAAGCGGCGTATCAGGGTTTGTGAGCTAGGCCAGAACGACCAGTGGCAACTACCTAGAAAACCTCGGCAGTTCGGAAGGTAGCCCGCATTGCGCGGGCTTTTTTGTGACTATTAACGGCCTGTCTCCTTTTTCCGCTCTATGTCTATCTGCTCATAGAGCGCATCGACCTTTTCGCTTTTCTTTTTGATGGCTTGCGACCGTTTAATGTGGTCCAGCATGGCCTTGTCATAAGGCTCGATCAGCTCGAGCAATCGAAGTTTCTCTTTCGAATCTCTCGATTCATTGAACTGATCAGCCAGTCGATCGCGATCCTTGAAATTCACCCCGTCGAGCGCTCGGTTTTCCTTCTGCATTTCTTCAAGCACCTCGGCTGACTGCCGCTTCCATCTCAGATACAGAACATCGCTGCGCTTCGGCCTGAAGAAGTGCTGATTTCTGATCCAGCTAACGAGTTCATCCTTTGTCATTTCATCAAGGATGTCTTTTCCTTGGTTGGCGCCTTTCGATTGGCGGGTCATTGCTTCGGCCCCTTGTAGATGTTCCAGGCCATGTAGGCGATTGCGAAAACTGGAGTAATCATGATTGGCTCCCTGCTTGATATTTTGCCTGGCGCTTCTTCGAGCAGGCCGCGTGACTACCGTGCGATCTGTGACGACCGCAATACTCGCAAGTCGGGTTCAGTTCAAGGATTGGCGTCGGCGAGCTGTTCCGGCACACCTCGGCGGTTCGGTAGAGCTTGCTCATTGATTCAGCTCCTTGACCTTGTCGAGGCAGGCGTTCCACGGCGCTCCTTCTGCCGAATAAGGACGCCCATGATTTACGTGATATCCAAGCCGAATCTCTGCTGATTTTCGAATGCATACAGCTTCGAAAAAATCTCTGTGCGTGCCGAGATCGAATTTAATTTTGTCCTTATCTATTCTGACCTTCCATGCGCCAGAAGGAACAAGGTTTACGCCCATAATTCCCGAAGTGTTGCGACTTCCGACGCAGCGGTTTTTAGTGTTCTCGTTGCGGTTAGTGTCCCGCAAATTGCACCATCGATTATCGGGCCGATCCCCGTTCTCATGGTCAACCTCGCCAGGCCATTCGCCGTTAGTGATTAGGAATTCCAACCGATGCAGCCTCGGCCGGCATTTATGTTCGGCAAACCTAACTACCAAATAGCCGTCCTTATGCCATGCACCAGCGACATCGCCAGGCTTAACTGCAGGGCCTCGATTAATCTTCCATCGAAACAGCCCGGTGTCTGGCTCGTAATCGAGTATGGATCGTGCATATTCGGCGGTGATGTCCTTGATCATTGTTGATCCCCAGCTGCCTCTAGCCTAGCGTTAAGTCGATCGATCTCTGCTGCCTGATTGGCTATGGTGGCTTGCAGTTCGGCGAGTTCGGGCGGGGCGGTGTAGAGCAGGACGAAATCAAACATTGGCGATTCCCCGTTTACAAAGAATTGCCCAGGCTTTCCAAAACTCAAACGATCAGCTTGGTCGCCGTGACCGTACTTCTCTACGTTTTTCGGTATCTGAATAAAGGCCACCGGCTGGCGCTCGAGGACAGGGGCGGCAAGTAGGGCATCACGCTCAGCAGTTACCCGGTCAAAGTCTGAGGCCCGAACAACCTCAACGGCGCCGAGGGCTCCGTGGGCGTATTTTTGTTGATCACCTGCCAGCTTAAAAAGCTGGACATGGTAGCGCGACACTTCAATTTTACTGCTCATTCGCTTGCTCCCGATTCGGTGGGTTTGATGTTCAACGCTTCAACGATTGCGGCTTCAAGTTCGTCGTAGCGCATTCCTCGAATCACGCTCAGCGCGCGGTGCAGCAGGCCGCGTTGTTCTGAATTCCGCTGCTCGGCGGCTGTCAGGCGCTGTTGCAAATCCACAATCGAATTCTTGCGGTCGCGCATCGACTCATATTCACGCTTGACGCGCTTCAGGTTCAAAGCCTGATCGGCGACAAGTA